CGACGGTAGTAAACGTTTGCACCAGCAGCACTTGAAGTGAACGGGTTGTTAGTCATACCATAACGAGTTTTGAAACCAATCTTAGGTTGGAAGTCATTATCGCCAATTGTCTTCATCATTGATAACGGAACGTACGGACAGTAGAAGATACCTGCATCATAAGAGTTAGCACCCTTATAACCAACTGTTACATAGTCACCAGCATTGAATGGGTCTACATAAAGTTTCATGCCACCGTTTAAAGTACCAAGGAACAAGTTACCAGTTACGTCTGCAAGAGCAGTACTAGCAGTGTTACCATACTGAACTGAACCAGTTGCATTTAATGCAGCTGCTACGCCAGAAGAGATGATAGCAAAGTTACCTTTACCACGTCGAGTTGCTTTAGCAATTTCTGAAGCTTCGATTTCCATCTTAGTGATAAGAGCTTTATATACTTCAACTTCCCAACGTCCTTTAGAAGAACCTAAAACTGGAGTAGCGTCAAATGCAGTACCTGCAACAGCTTGAGTGTTGATAGTATGAATCATTTCACGGTTGATTTCACCAAGAATTTCAGATGAAAGGATGTTAGCCAATTCAGTTTCAGCATTAAGACCGTGTACAGCTTTAAGGTCTTGAGCTAATTCCATTGTGTATTGAGCACGTAATTGACGAGACTTAGCTTCAACCATAGACTTCTCAATAGAGAAACCCATTTCGTTCCAGTTAGCATCGCTTTCAGCATCAGCAGTAGCCATACCAGAACCAGTGCCAGCAGAACCAGTACCTGAGAATGAATCATCAGCTTCACCGAACAATGCTTCAGTTGGTGCAACGTCATCAGCAGTACCTGAAATACCGTCTGCTCCAGAAGTACCGTCTGAGTAGTTAGCCTTCATAGCAAAGATTAATCCAGTAGGACCAGTCATTGGTTGAACACCAGCAATATCAAATGCTAGTAAGTTAGGCGTAGCACGTCTAACTAATGAGATCATTACTGGATCCCAGTTATCGATTCCACCAGTTGCATCAGTACCGCCAGCAGCCATGCGAGTTTCGTTAAGTGATTTTTCTTGGTTTTCAAGAATTACCGCAGTTACAGCACGTTTGTGCGCGTCTGTAATTGTTCCAGCATCAGTAGCTTCTAAAACTGGTGCCCACTTCTCTTGTAAGTTTTGTGTATTTAATTCCATTTATATTCTCCTATATTAGAATTGTTTTGCGTGTTGAATTGCATCAAGGTATGAAGCCATAGCGCCAGTAACTTGTGTTTCTTCTTTAGTGTTTTCGGTAATTGCATCGATATCATTCTCAGCTTTTACTTCCGTGTCGTCTTTGTTAAGGTAAGACTCTTTAATTGTTGCAACTTTAGATGCAAACTCAGCATTATCTTCAGCAGTTACTGCTTCAGTTAATTCTTTAAGTTTAGCAGCTTCTGTAGCAGCAAGACCTTCACATGCTTCAGTAACAATTTCATTACGTTCGAAAGCTTTAACTTTCTCTGATAATTCCATGTTAGCTTCTTGACTTGCATTCAATTGATCCTTAGCATCAGTTACTTCTTCAGTTAAAGCGTCAACTATTTCAACTTTATCTTCTGGTACATTGATGTAATGCTCAGTAAACACACCGTGCATAGCATTGATGAATGATTCAGTGATTTCAGATTTAAGACCATGCTCAATAGCAACTTCATTCTCTTTAACCCAGTTCTCAACTACGTAGTTAAGGTAACCATCTACCTTGTCTACTAAATCTTCTTTAATAGCATTAACTTCTTCTGACAAATCAGATGCATAACGCTCTTCTAATTCAACAGTTTTAGTTGCAACTTTTGTATGTAAAGCAGCTTCGAAAATAGTAGCAGCCTTTTCTTTGAAGCCTTCAGATAAAGACTCTTCGCCTTTAACTAATGCATCAACGTCTTCTTTGAATTTGTCTTTCTTAGACTCTTTCTTAGATTTAGCTTCTTTCTTTTCGTTCTCTACTTCGCCTTCTTCTTCATCACCTTCATCATCTTCTTCGTCATCTTCTGATTCAACTTTAGCTTTCGCTTTAGCTTTTTCAGCAGCTTCGAAGATTGCATCCAATTCATCTTTATTCATTTCTTGTAAAGATGCATTAATTGCAGAGATCGTACGAGCTTCTGTTAAGGGAGCTTCTACTTCTGTATTAGTTTCCTCAACAATAACCTCTTCAGCGATGTCTTTAATTTCTTCTGACATATTATTTACTCCTGTTAGAGTTACAGTTTAGAGAGGAAATGTTCAAATCCGCTAATTTCAGAATCGGTATTATCCACTTCTTCAGTTATAGGTTCCATCATTTCAGTCTCACCTTCTTCAATTACCTTAACAAAATGACCCGGCTTATCCATAGTCCAATCAACACCTTCCATGATTCCATTTACGAAAGCATTTGGTGCAGATGGATCTTGGACAATATCTACAGTTGAAAGCATAAAATCATCTTTCACATAGTTAACGCCGGCTCTTTTTTCAAGGCTTCCCATACCACGACTTGAAACACCAAGTTGAACACCACCTTCAACCAAACCTTTTACGATCTGGCCCATAGGAGTATCTAAAATGAGTGCCTTCCCAATCACATTATTACCGTCCCATTTAAGTTCGGTAATTCTGTGACTAACTTTATCTAAGTTGATCGAAGGGCCTTCTGGGTGATTTAATTCACCAACGGCTCTACCGGTCATTACTTGTTCATTGTTGTATCTATCCACGGCAGCAGTAAGAACTTCACGTGTGTAAACACGACCGTTTCTATTCTTGCCTTCCGCTTGCATAAAAATTCCTTCGATGTACGTTTCTTTCTTACCGTTCTTTCCTTCGGTAATAGAGTAACCTAATCCTTCATTTGTATACTCTGCTATTAACTTCATGCTAATCCTTCATTTTCCCAGCGTCTATAGCTGTTTCTATATCTTGAACTGCTTTCTTCATCTTGTTGACAGCCTTCTTATCTGTAGCTGCATTACTAAATGCTTTAATTAACCCCTTTAATGAGTTATGATATACATCATAGGCTTTGTCAAAATCATCCAACTTGCCTTCATTAATTGTGTTATATGCTTCATGAATGTTCATGCTATTTTCCTATTTTAATTCTTTTGGTGCCTTAACGTCTTTCATACCTAATGAACCAAACCACTGTGATGCCATTCTATCATAGACTTGTTTTGCTTCTTTTTGAATTGTATTATTCACACCAACAAATTTCATTTGGGCATACACTGCTGCGAAATCGTTTAATGTTTTTTCTGCTTTCTTCTCGTCAAACTTCTCGTTTAACTCAACAGTATTAATACGCATATCAATATATGCTTGTTCTGTGTTATTCATACACCCATTACCTTTAAAAATTCTTGTAAACCTTTCTCAGCTTCTTTAACTGATTTAAAGGTATCTAGTTTTGTTTCATCTACGTATAAGATAAACTTATTTGCCTTACCCGTAATTACCGCTTTAACATCTTTCTTTTTACCTAAACGGTCTAATTCTTTTACAACCTTTTCACCAGATGATAACTTCATCTTAGCTTCAGCAATAGTGCTGAATGATTCTTTAAATGTTAACATCTTGTGTTGGTTCCTCTACTGGTGTTTCTGATCCATACATGCTTTGTGCAATCGTTTGTTTTTCAACATCTAATGCTGCATTCATTTTCTGATGTATAATATCATTAAACGCGTTGTTAGATGCTTGTGCATCTCCGCTACCAATTTTATTAATTAAGTCTTTAATATCCATTATTTATATCCTTCTTGTATAATATATTTATAAAAATGCAACTTTATGCATACAAATCAGCATCAACATCTTGATCTGGTTCACCTTTCATTTGCTTATCCATTGCTTTAATGTCTTCATCTGTGAACTGGAGAATCTTCTTCTTAACATATTCTTGAGAGAAGTAAGTACCTACATATTCATCGATCATAGATAGATTCTCAATACGTTCTTTAAAGATTTCACTTTCCTTTAGTTCAGCGTAGTAATTATCTCTTTCAAATTCAATAGCAATCTCATGTTTAATAGTCTTCCAATCAGAAGGTACAATAATCTTTTTAAGTATTAATTGTCTCTTAAGCACTTCCATGAATAAACCACCAAACTTAGTACGAACTCTATTAATAAACTTCTGGAACTTCAACTCATCACGAGTAATTTCAGATGAACGGCCAACATTGAATGTAGAGTCTTGTTCTAATCTTGAAAGTGGTACATTAAGAGATCTATATAATTTCTTTTGAAAATACACAATATCTTCAATTTCACCTAGGTTTTGTCCACCTGGTAATGTAGTAATCTCTGTACCCCTACCGCCTTCACGACGAGGTAACCAGAAGTCTTCCATAACAGATTTATGGTTTCTTTCATCTTTAATAGCACCAGTCTCAGAATCGTAAACAATCTTATTACGATACTTGTTCATAGTATTATTTAAGTACTCTTCTGCTTTGCCCTTTGGTAAGTTACCAACATCAATATAGAATATACGACGCTCTGGTGCTCTTGAAACACGATAAATGACAATTGAATCTTCCATCATAGATAGCTGATTCATAGGTTTCAATGCTTTATGCAAGTAACCAATAATCTTATCTCTTTTATCGTTCAATAAACCAGAGTTAACTTGAATAATAGCATCAGTCGAGATTCTTAATCCTTCCGAGTTATTAACAAGTTCATCATCTTGGTATAAGTAATACTCAGCAACTTCTTTGATTAACTCAACATTAGTTGCTGGATCTAATTCTTTAACGACTTCTTTGATCTTGCGTATTTTAGTAGGATCAATAAGCTTAAGCTCTTGGATACCGGTACCATCCTTATCACCAATTATTACATGATAGAATAATCGACCATCTACATACCAACGTCTGAATAGGTCATATGCATTGTTGGTAAAATCAAGAGTTTTAAGAACCGTTTCAAATTCCTCCATCATGAGCTTTTTAACATTATCCGGCTGATCTAGATTATCTAAATTCAACGTTACGATTTTATTATCATCCGATACTACAATCGCTTCATTTGTAATATCTTCAATAGCTGCATCAATCTCAGGATATGATGCTATACCTCTGTACTTGAATACGAGCTCTGCGTCATTAACAAACTGATCACCTGAGATATCAAGGTATTGTCCAAAATATCCACCTGTAGGAGATATTAGATATGAACCATCCTCGTTCTCATGTGTAAACGATTTTGCTTTAATTTTATCTTCGATCTTCTTCTTTTTAAAGGAGAATCCGAATAAGTTATAATTGTTTTCTGGCATAATTTTCTTTTTTAAATGTTGCTAGTTGTATTTATACAGCATTTAAAAAAGGCCCTCAACGAAGGCCTTTTATGTTACTTATGTTACTTAACTAGTTTGGTCTGATTCCCAATATTGTAATTGGAATTCAACAGTGAACTCTTCAATAGTATCAGCATTGTCATATCCGACTTCAATCGCGCTAAGCGCAGTAGGAAAACAACCTCTAATATTAAAATTCTTTATTTCAGATCCATCTTTATCAAGTTGAGCTACAGCCATATCAGCCATGTAATCACTAGGATTAGTCATGCCTGTATTATTGTTATGCTCGTTAATACCATTCATCCACGCTTCGAAAGAATTCCAAAGAGAGAAGTCGGTATCATTAATAATTGTAACTGACCAAGGTTCAAATGTTCTATCACCAGCCACTTGCAATTGTCTACCTCTAAATGCAATAGGGATAGGAGCAATTGTTGATCCTGGTAATGATGTAGCTTTAACCATGAATGAAGCAAGTTCTACATCACCCGTAACAAAGCTAGGGAAACCTAACGTTGCTTTGAATAAATTAGCTCTTGCACCACCACCGATTAGTTTTGCTTTAAAATCGTCTACGCCTAAAATAGCCATGATTAATTACCTCCAGCGATTTCACTAAATTCAACACCAGTTCTAGTAGCAATGAAGTTTAATGTAATAAAGTTAATAGAACGTGCAGGCTTGATATAAATATCAGCTACGAAACGATTAGTATCGATTACGTCACCAGTATTATTAGTATCATCACAAACTACTTTAAAGTCTGTAATTCCTCTACGTCCCTTGATATCCCTTAAGAATGGTTCAGTCATGTTTCTAAATTGTGCTCTAGTGAACTCATCGTTGAATTCAAATAAAGACGCTTTAGACGCTTGTGAAATAGCCTTTTCAAGAGTAATGAATAATCTACGTACGTTGATTCTATCAAATGCAGATGGTTTAGACTGTAAAGTCTTATCACCATATAACACTGTACCAGCACCAGGGAAGGCAACGATAGGGTTAACCGAACGTTTGTACAAATCATCTCTACCAGACTGATTAGGATTAAGCGCTATCTTAGTAACATTTCTAAGATTACCACGTGTGAAACCAGCAGGAGAGAACCATGGATCAGCAACCATATCGGCGTTTGCGGCTAAACCAGCCATAGCACCTGAAGCAGCAATCCAACGATATTTATCATTGTACTTGTCGTACACATATAAAGCACCTGAGTCAGCAAATGCATATGAGGTATGTGTTAATGAATCGGCCCATTCAATTACTTTAGTAACGGCAGAAGCATTATTAACAGTAGAAGTGATTGGAGGAGAAACAAAAGCCACACAATCTTTACGTGCATCAGCAATAGCAATGATCTTATTAGAAATAGCAGTTGCATCAGCACCAGCTTTAACATCACCATTCATGATTAATGAAACTTCAACAGTTTCAGCATCTGCAAACATATCGTAACCAGCACTAAGCTCACCAGTTGTTAATGTATTATCATCGGCTGCACCGGATAATGTTTCATGAAAAATATTATCTGCTGCACCATCAATTGTTGTATCAAAAGTTGTTCCAGCCATAACTGCACCTGAATCTGCTAATTCAATAGGAGCATTTAATGCATTTAACCAAGCCGATTGACTATTAATAACATCCACCCAGTAGTTTGATGTACCATCAGCAGATTTAGCATTAGAAGCCTGTGAAACATATGAATATGTTTCTAATACACTATTTGCGGTGCCTGTAATAGCGCCTGTAGTATCAATAATTGCAATATGTATTTCGTCATTAGATCCGCCTAAAGCAAGAGTTCCTGCTGAAGTTCCTGGAGCTGAATTGAATGCATCTTTATATATCCATGTATTAAAGCCGACTGAATCTGTACATATATCAATACCAATATTGTTACCAATAACACCTGGGTATTTAGCGGCAAATTCTTCTGAACCGCTGTATGATTCTACCGCATCAGCATTCTTCAGTAGTGTACCTGTGCCTGATGATGTTGCGTTTAACGCTGTTGCGCCTACTGCTCGCACTACTCTTAATGAGTTTGCGTAGCTTAAAAATTGAGCAGCCGATAACACAGTATTATATGTGTCATTATTCGGTTGACCAAAGATTTGTACTAATTGTTTTTCTGATCCTACTGTAATAATCGTATCGGCTGGGCCCCACTGGAATGAACCAGCGATTGCTCCAATTGATGCAGACGTTGCAGGGATAACATTAGTCAAATCGATTTCTTTTACCTGTACTCCAGGTGATACTAGAAATGCCATTGTTTTCTTCTCCTAATCAAAGATGTAATAAGTTTATTCATAAT